CCGCTATTTGCAGGAGCAATACAAGGGCAAAGGGGTTTTCTTTTTAACCGGGACCCCGGTTTCAAATTCCATTGCTGAAATGTATACCATGATGCGCTACCTGGAGTATGACAGGCTTGCTGACATGGGCATTAAGCATTTTGACCAGTGGGCAAATATGTTTGCCAGTGTGGAAAGCGACTGGCAGGTTGATGCCACAGGCACCCGCTATAAACTCCAATCACAGCTTACCTTCCAGAACCTGCCCGGCCTTATGAGTTTTTATAAGGACTTTGCGGACGTTATATCCACAGAGGACTTAAAAACCTGGGCAACAGAGCATGGGCAGGTTTGGCCTACCCCTGAAATAAAAGGTGGCGCTCCTGAAAACGTTGTAGCAGAGCGTTCTGATCTTCAGGCCAGTTTCATGGACTGGATTGTCCACCGGATGGATAACATGCCCATCGACCCAAGGGAGGATAATCCGCTTAAGGCCACCGGCGAGGCAATGAAGGCCGCATTGGACATCCGGCTGATTGATCCTTCAGCCCCTGATTTTAAGGGTTCAAAGGTCAACATGGCTGTTGACAGCATCTATGATATTTACACGCGCTGGGCAGAGAAGAAGGGCACCCAGCTTGTTTTCTGCGATTTGTCTGTACCCAAAAAATCAAGCTCAAAGGTTAAAAAGGAAATCGGGGATCTTCGCGCTGAAATCGCAAGGGTTGAGCAGCAATTAGAAAACGCCACTGATGATAAGCAGGTGGCTGACCTGGAAGCTGAGTATGAAAAACTGACCAAAAAATTCGGCAAATATTCTTATGCCGAGCTGATAGCTGCAGATTCAAGTTTTTCGGTTTATGACGATATAAGGGCAAAGCTGATTGAAAAGGGAGTGGCCCCCTCAGAGATTGCCTTTATCCATGACGCAAACACAGACCAGCAAAAAGAAGACCTTTTCGGCAGTGTCCGCTCGGGCCAGGTCCGGGTGCTGATAGGCTCCACATCCAAGATGGGGGCCGGAATGAACGTGCAAAACAAGCTTGTTGCCTTGCATCATTTAGATGCGCCCTGGAGGCCTTCAGATCTTGAGCAAAGAGAGGGGCGCATAATCCGCCAGGGCAATGAGTTCTTTGAAGAAGAGCTTGAAAAGACCGGGAAAAAGTTTGAGGTTGAAATTTTCAGGTATGCCACCAAAGAGACCTTAGACACCCGGCGCTGGCAGATTATTGAGCGCAAGGCAAAAAGCATAGCACAGCTCAGGGCAGGGCAGCATGCCTGGGGTGAATCCATAGAGGATGCAGTGGGCGAGGCTGCAAATGCCGCAGATATGAAAGCTGCTGCTTCAGGCAATCCGCTTATCTTAAAAGAGATCCAGCTCCGCCAGAGGATCAATAAGCTGGAATCCCTGGAAACAGGTCATAGGTCTAAGCGCTATGAGGCTGAAAGAAATATTGCCCAAGCTGAAAAGTTTTTAGAACAGCAAGACGTTTACCTGCAAAGGGTTGATGAAGACGCAGAGCGGATAAAAAATAACCCCAGAGACGATACCCCTGAAGGCTGGAGCATTACGGTAAACGGAAAGCAGTATAAAGCTCAAAACCTGCAGGAAGTCCCTGAAATCCCGGAAGAGACCGAAGCCAACAAGCAAGAAGTCAAAGAAGCCCGGGAGGCTGCAAAGAAGGCTGAAGAGGCAAACAAGGAGGCGCTTAAACGTGCCAAAAAGCGGGCAGCCAAGGCCATTGAAGACGCCCTTAATGCAGGTGATGGGACGATAGTCCACCGGGGGGTGGAGTTTGAGCCTGCAATAAATCGCGGCTGGAATTTCGCTGCCCTTCAAAGTGATTTAAATTCCAGCCTTGATATTATATACACCATGGAGGCTGGCAAGGTTGTAGATTTTTCGGGCACTGGCTTTTATACACGGCTAAACAACTTGTTCCAGCGGGTTGCAGAAAATAGTGGTCAGAGAAAAGACGAGATTAATCGGCAGGCCGGTTATTATAAAGAAAATTTATCCAAGTGGCGCAAGCAGGTTGAAAAGCCCTTTGAGCATGCAGAGGAACTGGAAAAGGCCCGCCAGGAGCATGCGGAAACATTGCAGGAGCTGCGCAGCAAGAAAGATGAAGCTCCGGAGGAAACCCCGGATTTTTCCAGGTGGACGAATCTGGCCGCACAAAGAGAAAGGCTAGAGATGCAGGGCGAAGGCTCACGGTTGCTTAATAAAATAAGCGAGCTACACGAAACCAAGTCTGACGCTATGGAGTCCGAAAAAGCCGAATACAACCTTGCAGGCGTCAGCATTGATGACATCCGCAACCTGCCCATGTTTAAAAACAGGGCTGTTGGTATTGCCCCAAACGGTACGGTATGGGTACGGCTTAATAAGCGCGACACCCTTGGTATAAAAGGCGTTACCGGCTCTAAGCAAAAGGTCAAAATCCACCTTGGCCTGGTCAATGAAAAGACCGGTGAGGCCATTGCCGGAAAATACGACGGCACCATTGAGCTTTCCCTTATCGCAGATAAAAGCACCCTGGCCCATGAGATTGAACATGCCTTAGAGGACATGGGCTATATAAACCGCCTTGATCAGGCTATACTTGATAATGCTATTAAAAAAGCCTGGGGCAAGGATGCAACGCCTGGCGGCATAAGTGTTGAGGCCATGGAAGCAAGGGCCAGGTTTGTAGCTGATGCACTGCAAAATCGGGAGAAGTGGCGCAACACAGCTGTTGGCAGGGTGATCCAAAAGATTTTAGACTTTATAGACGGCATTATCGGCCTGGCATATCGAAGCGCAAAGGGTGTGATCCGGGACGTTGAAAGTGGGAAGGTTCTGGATCGGGCGGAAGAAACTGGGGTTTTTGATTTTGCGGTGAGCCCGGCTCACTCTCTCAGAAAGGCTGCAGAAAGGGTTATGGATAACCCGAATTTTAAGAAATGGTTTGGGAATAGCAAGGTGGTTGATGAGAATGGGGAACCGTTGGTGGTTTACCATGGGACGGTTTCGCCTGAAATATTTAAAGAGTTTCGGACTAGAGGGATAGATATAAGTGATTCGGATTTAACAAATCCTCTTGGAGACAATGATGCTGGTGCATTTTTTACGTCAAACCCTGAAACGGCAAATGATTTCGCTCAAAGAGGACGACGGGGTCAGGAAAAATTAACCACCAAAGAGATTAACGAAGATAAATATTTAGAAAGTGCGAGAATTTACCCAGCCTATGTTTCTTTGCAAAATCCGAAAATTTTTAACAAGGTTTCAGATTATCTTGAATTTAAGCGGAATAATTTTAATTCTATGCAGTTCATGCTTGAACGAGATGGGTACGATGGAATTATTTTAAAAGATGCCAATTTGTATGAATCGGGAACTGATGAGGTATGGGCTATTGCCTTCAATCCCACACAAATCAAATCCATCTACAACCGGGGCACCTTTTCAGAAACAGACCCCCATATTTTACATGAACGATCAGCCCCACGCTGGTATTCTGAAATGGTCCGGGTCCTGGGCCAGAAGCTTCCAAAGACCGGCAATCCGAAAATTTACCGGGATACCATTAACGCATGGGCCAGGAAGGGGGAGTTTAAGCAGGAAGAACTTGACTGGTCCGGGCTGATCCCCTGGCTTGAACAGCAGGAAGGCAAGATCAGCAAGCAGGCTGTTATGGATTACCTTGCTGCAAACCAGTTGGAGATAAGGGAGGTTGAGAAGGGTGGCGATAGCATACAAAAAGATGAAAAAGTTTTAGAAATTGCTGGTGAATTATTTGAAGAAGACTTCAACCGTGATAACCAACAATGGCTTGAGTATATGGCTGATTATTATCTCAAAGAGGCAAATAATGCCTGGGAAAATCCCGATCATATTATTTGGGAGCATGTCTGGAGCAATAAAGATGAGTATATAGAAAATGCTGAAGGAGATGAACAACAAGCAAAGGAGGCCTTCAGAAATGATGTTTTAGAGGATCTTGAATTTAACCAAATAATGTACTCTGAAGACTTGCAGGAAATTAAAGAACAGGCATGGGAGTCATATAAAGATGATTATATAGATTCGGTTTCAATACAAATTGATGAAGGTGATATTGTTTTAGATTCAGCTGAAAATGCTCCTAAATTTTCCGAATACCAACTCCCCGGTGGTGAGAATTATCGGGAACTGCTGATTACGTTGCCGTATCAACAAGCACTTCAAAGCTCAGCTCACAAGGAATGGAAAAAACTTCAGGGTCAAATGCAAGCTAAATATGGCGAAAATTGGCTTTTGAATATGAATGAAGTTGAACAGCGACGCTATGACAAGCTCACCGCTGGCCGTGACCAAGAACCTGGGAGTGTATATAAATCCTCCCACTGGGCAGAACCCAACGTGCTTGCCCATGTTCGCTTCAATGAACGTACCGGGGCAAATGGTGATAGGGTGCTGTTCTTGGAGGAAATACAATCAGATTGGCACCAGGAGGGGCGGAAAAAGGGGTATAAAGGGCAAGCCAAGTGGGAGGTGCAGCAGCTCCCGGATGGGAAATGGAGCATAGGACATGGAAGAACTGGCATTCCGGCGTCCTTTCCAACTAAAGCACAGGCTGAAGCATTTCTAAACAGCGAAAAATTCAAGCAGCAGTTTGGCGATGGTCCTGATGCTGGCGGGGTTGTCCCCGATGCCCCCTTCAAAACTACATGGCCCATGCTGATAATGAAACGTATAGTACGTTACGCCGCTGAAAACGGATTTGATACGGTGGCATGGACTCCGGGCGAAGTACAAGCTGAGCGGTACAATATGAGTAAGCAGGTATCATTTATTGAATCTGACCCGTTTCGTGACACTTTCTATGTCGTTATTGGATTAAAAGAGGGAAGTGTTACATCAATAGATTTAAAGGTTGACTCCGATGGCAAAATACTTGATAGCACTCATGCCGAGTTCCAAGGGAAAAATTTAGATGATGTCATTGGGAAGGAAATGGCGGACAAGGCTCTGTCTGCCAAGGAAGTCACTACCTTTGAAGGCCAAGACCTTAAAGTCGGCGGCGAAGGCATGAAAGCTTTTTACGATCGCATCCTGCCCAACGAAGTCAACAAGTTTTTCAATAAGGGCAAATGGGGCAAGGCGAAAGTTGGGGAGGTTAAACTATCGGAACCACAAAAATTTTCTCCAGAGAAAAGAGAAGTCGGAGACCAAGAAGGAACCTGGGTTGAAACGCCAGAAATTGTGACTAAGGGCTTAACCGCCCATGCACTCCCCATCACCCCCGAAATGCGGCACCGGGCTTTAGCTGAAGGCATGCCCTTGTTTGAAGTCAAAAAACTCCCCAGCGTCATTGAGCAAAACTTTGGCAAAAAGGAAATCAGTCTCAAAGACGTTGTCAAGACAGCAATCAAGGCTGTCGGCACCGATCCGCAGGCCAGAAAAGAGCTTTATGATCTTGCCATAACCCAAGGCATAGACCGGCTGCACCCAATAAAAGAACTTGGCGGCGAAAAGGCATATATACTGCACCGCTTAGAAACCGGCAGTGAAGGTGTGTTTGCAATGCTGCTGGAGCATGGCAAGCTGGTCAAGGATGAAAGTGGCTTGCTCCGGGTTGATACCAGGGGTGAAGGCTTCCTACCCTTCATTAGAAGCCTTGGCAAAGACTGGCACAAGTTTTTTTATTGGGTGGCCGCAAGACGTGCAGAGCAGCTTGAGCTTCAGGGCCGGGAGAAACGGTTAAACAAGGAAACAAGGGACAAGATTTTTGAATGGGCTGGGGGCAGGAATAATAAAAAATGGATTGATGCTGCTAAAAAGCTTTATGAGTTTAATTCAAGTGTCCTGGACGTGGCTGAAGAATCCGGCCTGATAAATGCTGATGACAGAAGTACCTGGGAGCAGTTTTTCTATGTACCCTTTTACCGGGTATTTGAAGATGAAGCTGCCCGGGCAGAATTTATGGAAGGCCCGCACAAGAGCAGAAAGTTTATTTCAGCACAGATCCGGCAACTCAAAGGTTCTGAGCGAAAGCTTGGTGATCCTTTAGAAAACCTGCTCCATAACTGGATGCACCTTATTTCCGAATCTATCAGGAATGAAGCCAGAGCTGAAGCTTTCAGGTTTGCTGAAGAACAGGGCACCGGCATTGTGGAGAGGGTAAAGAAGTCAGACCTTTTAAAATTCCGCAGTTCAAAGGATAAAAAGCTGACCTATGTAACCAAGCAGTCTGAAGATAATGTGTTGGTGTTCCAGGAAGACGGCAGTCCTGTTTATTTCAAGGTAAATGATCCGGTCTTTTTCCAGGCCCTTTCCGGCATAAACTCACCAAGTTTTGACAACTTCATGGTAAAAATCATGAGACAGTCAAAGCGATGGCTTACCTATGGCGCAACCTTTGGCCCTGGCTTTAGAATCGCAAACCTTTTGCGTGACACTATGCACACCGCACTGATGGAGCAAAGCTTTATTCCTTTCTATGATTCAGCTATTGGGTTCTGGAAATCGTTAAGGGAGGATGAAGATTATATTAAATTCATGGCCTCCGGCGCAGGGTTTGGGTCAAGCTATGTTGAGGCTGACAACCCAAAGGTTGCCGCAAAATTTATCAACCGGGTCCTTAAAAGCGAGGGTAAGGAAGCTGGGGAGAGGATTCTTGACACACCCAAAAAGATGCTTGATTTTTGGCAAAAGATAGGGTCCGCGTCTGAAAATGCTGCCCGCGTCAGATTGTATCAGAAGTTGACCAAAGAGGGGCATAGTCACATGGATGCTGCTTTCAAGGCCAGGGATTTGCTTGACTTTACCATGAGCGGGCAATCCAGGACGGTGCAGTTTTTAATTCAGACAGTTCCGTTTTTAAATGCCAGGGTTCAAGGGCTTTACAAGCTTGGCAGGGCTGCAAGCCAAAAAGAGAACCGCAAAAACTTCCTACTTTGGGGCGGCATGCTCATGGCTGCATCCATGGCCTTGTGGTTCTGGAACCGGGATCGGGACGAATACGAGGAGCTTGAGGATTGGGACAAATGGACCTATTATCATTTCTGGATTGGCGACAAGCATTACCGGATACCCAAACCCTTTGAAGTGGGCGCAATCTTTTCTTCATTTCCTGAAACAATCCTGGATGCAATGCATGGCAATAATGAGGCTAAACACATTGCCGATTTTATAGCCCATACCGCAACCGAAACCTTTGCCCTTGGCCTGCCGCAGATATTTACCCCGGCATTGGAGCAGTGGGCAAACCAGTCCTTTTTTACTGGCAGGCCCATTGTTGGAGAAAGGCTTGAGCATCTTGAACCGGGAGAGCAGAAAGAGCCCTGGACATCTGAAACCATGCAGGTGATAGGCAGGGTGTTTAATGTGTCGCCCAAACGCGCAGAAGCTTTGATTAATGGGTACTTCTCAACATTCGGCATGTTTCTTTTAACGGGCTCAGATATATTGCTTCATCATCTTATGGACTTTCCCGCAGACCCGACAAAACGGATTGAGGATTATCCGGGCATAGGCCGCTTTGTGAGAGAAAAGGGACCGGCCAGGTACACCAGATACCAGACCTGGTTTTACGATACGGTTAATGAAATGGATCGCACCATGCAGACAATAAGGCAATACATCCAAACAGGTGAAGTGGACAAGGGCCAAAAAAAGGCGCTTAATAATAAAGAAATGCTGAAGCTGCGAAGCGAGTTTCATAAAGTGCGTACCGTGCTTGGAGAGATTAATCAGGAAATGCGCCGGGTCCTGTATGATAAAGAAATGAGTGGCAAGGAAAAAAGAGAAAAGATAGACCAGCTTTATGAGCAGAAAAATAAGCTGACAAAGCAGATGTATGAAGTATATGCCGGGAAAATAAAAAAATAGCGGGAGGGGGCTCGGGCTATGGGAGGCTGCCTAGATTCTGAATGTCAAAGGAGAGTATGGGAAATGTATCAGGACGTTTACGGGCACCAAGGCACAAACGGTATGAAGGGGGCTGTCAGCCAGAATAAGGAGGATTTGGATTGTTTGCGGGAAAGTCTGACTGATAAGGTCGGGAAAAAATCGGTTATAACAATTTTTGCCTTTATTATCTTGCCCATCACTGTCAGCAAAGCTGTCCACGGGCTCGCTCTATCTATCGAAACCTCTGGCAACATAGTTAAGGTAAAAAATAGAAAATTTGAAGCCCTGCAGCGGCTCAAAGATGCCGGAAAGTGCGATGATGCTTACGAGCTGTACCGGGAGCTTTTGCCGATTATCAAGGGGAAGTGATATGACAGAATACAGGCGGCTTGAAAATATCGAAAAGAAGCTGGACGCACACAGTGAGAAGCTTGACGCGATCAACAACATGCTCCAAACCATCGCCGTACAGGACGAGCGAATTAAAACTCTGTCCCGCGATCTGGGTGAGATAAAACCCAAGTTGGAGGCAGCTTGCCAATTTCAAGCCAGTTGCCCCCGCGGTCAGATTAAATTTCTCTGGATAGTGGTTGCGCCGATGGGGTTTAGCTTGCTTGTGCTTGGATTCAGGTTAATTGCGGGGTGACGCATGAATATTCGCCGGCTCAAAGCCCAACTCATCGCCCATGAGGGCATCCGACTTCACGCATACCGGGACAGTCTCGGCTACTTGACTATAGGCATAGGCCGCATGATCGATCAGCGGCAGGGCGGCGGTATATCGCTGGACGAAGCTCATTATCTACTTGAAAACGACATCTTCAAAGCCCGCCTGGATCTGCTCGACATATTCCCTGACCTCGCGTCGTTCCCAGAACAAATACAGCACGTTTTTATTGACATGCGGTTCAATTTGGGCCCGGGCGGCTTCCGGTCTTTTAAGCGATTGATTGATGCAGCCAGAAAACAGGATTGGTACGGGGTAGCCCGTGAAATGATGGATAGTAAGTGGTATCAGCAGATAGGCATCCGTGGAGTTAATCTGGTGGAAATGGTGCAGGAGGTGGCTAGTGGATGATTACCGGAAATATTTTCCTGACCCCCTCTGCGTCTCACCGATCTTCGGCGGCAACTGGAAACAGCGCCAGTTGCTTGAAATATTCCGCTATTATTACGCAGAAGACAAGTCGCCCATCGTTGCGCCAAAAGGATTTCTTACCGACTATGCAAGCATCCCGTGGTTTGTCCGGTGGCTGATTTCTCCGTGGGGCAAGCATGGCCCGGGGGCTGTAATACACGATTATCTGTATTCGGTTTGTGCCGGGAAGCTGTGGGCCGACTGGATTTTTCTGAAAGCAATGAAGCACATGGGAGTTGGTTTTGCCAAACGCTGGGCTATGTTCCTGGCCGTGGTGTTTTTTGGCTGGTTTGCCTATTGGAAGCATAAAAGAAGGAACAAGAATTGAATCATTTTGTTGACGTCAACAAAATGATCGGAAACGGCATGACCCGACACTTAACAGGCGGTTTTTGCCTTGGAAAAGGAGAAACATTATGTTTAAAAAAATCGGATCATTTTTACTTGGAATAGGCTCATGGCTGGCAGGCTATATAAAGACCGCAGCTGCCCGCATGCTCGACGAAATCGGACCCATCGCCGAAGATGTTGTGCGGCAAGTCGAAAAGCAATCCAACGGCCAGATGTCCGGATCTGAAAAATTCGAGCTGGCCAAAACGATCCTGATTAAAAAATTATCTGCCCGGGGGATTGCTTTTACTGTTTCGATTATCCACTCAGCCCTGGAAATGGCCGTTGATTTGCTACGAGAGCGCGGGGAAGAAATAAAAGGATAAAAATACATTATTAGAGACATGCCATAGCATTACCGGACCTGAGATCGCCAAAATTTCGGCCTCTCAGTTCGTCATGGCGACAAACCCGCGTCAATTGGGGTTAATCGGTTTCGTCTTTCCATGTTTTTTCAATCAACCCGCACACCCACTCCCGAGCAGCCGGGGTCAGTTTGGCGATGCATTTTTCCGGGATCTTGCCTTTGCATTCCTCGATTGCATCTTCGATCATTTCCCGGATTTGGCTCCAGTAAAAATCCCCGCACAGGCTTTGCCGGAGGCTCATGCAGTCACGGCACGTCTTGTGCGTCGTGATTTCGCCTTCGTATTTTGCTATTTCTTTGTAATATTCTTCGCCTGACAGGATC